AGCTTGGAACCCATACGCTGATACGCCATGTGAACTTCAGTTTCAAACTGCTTTATAAAGGCTTGGTCTATTGTATTAGCCATTTTTACAGTCCTAAATTGAGTTTCCGATTGCTACGAGTATCCACGCTCACATGTCAATTCGGGTATCCATTAGGGCCGATCAATGCACTATGGGTCGTAATGATTTATTATTAACATCATAATTCTCAAAATTGCAACGCACAAATTCAACAAACTTATTATCTGCGCTCATTTCTACAGGCTCAAACCCAAGCCAACATGCCCAATTTAGCATATGTTCGTTCTTAGAAAGTATAGTCATACTAATAACAGGATGAACTTTATCAAACATATTTAACAAAGACTTAGACATCTTTGCTACCAATACAACATTATGGTCAAGGTTATTTGCAAATATTGCAAACATGTGTGGGACTTCTTCAGAAAGATCTAAACCACTAACAAAAACTATATCACCATTACCATTGCGACATACATAAACCTCTGACCCTTCGTACATTTCTTCTATAGATTCTTCAAAAGAATTGTAACCAAAGTCCTTTGTTTCAGCCTTATTCTTAGGATGAACAATATCTATAAATTCCTTTATATGATAATGTTTCATTGGGGTAAGATATGACTTACCCCTTTTAATTATTTTCTTTTCAGCCGTTATAAAGTTTTTGGAAACCATTGTTTACTTCTTGTATAAAGTCATTGTTTCTTCTTGCAGGATGCCAGTATCTTTCGTCTTGCATCATTTCTCTTAGGCCTTGTTCTGTAATTTTCCCAGATGGAGTAGCATCACTTCCTATAGATGGAGACTGTAATTTTTCCATAACAAACTCAAGAGCCATTAGTCCTTCAGCAGTTTCTGTTAACCTTTCAATAGATTCCATATGTTCTTCTGGAAAGAACTGCTTAGAAAATAATGCAGCAGCTTCTATTCTAGCATTAGCATTATCACCAAGTTTTTCTATCTCAGCCTCAGTATCTACCATTTCTCCCTGAGTTGCTTGCATTACTTTATCTATACCTTCTTCAAACTCAGACTGACTAAATCCATAGGTAAATGCATGATCTGCCCACCATTTCAAAACGTCACTATCAATAGTGCTTTCTTCATCCAGATACTCAGGCAACTGATAGTCTCCTGCGGTTTCTGGCCTATCCTTAAAGCTTTCAGTTTCTATTTCTTTTAGCACTTGGTTGCGAATATCTTCGTCTTTATTACCTAATTTAGACTCAAGCTCCTTGTAAGCTTTAGCTAAGTCCTCACCAGACTTATATTTTTCTGGCAACCATTCTGGTCTATCATCTGTTTTAGTTTCCAGATCTTCTGCTACTACAAAATCTCTTTGCTCTTGAGGAGGAAGTTCTGTTGTTGCTTCTGCTTCTTGAACTTGTTCATTCATTATTCTTTACCTTATGTGATCTTTGGACATGACGTTCTATTAGGCCAACTAAATAACGCTGACCTTCTAAATGACGCAACTCATCAGTAGAAATATTAGGACCGCTAACCATTTCTATAGTAATACTACGCAAGTATTTAAGAATTTCTTGACCAGTAGGTTCGGAAAACAAAGAGCCAAAATTAAGGCTTATTCTATCTTCTTCTGCTTTCTTTCTTGCTATTCCGTCTAAACCAATATGACTATTCTGCGGCAATAGGTGGCCCTGCTAATTGTTGCTGTTGCTGCATCTGCTGCATTTGCTGCATCATTGCAACCATCTCTTTACGCTCTTCCCTGTCACGAATCAACCCATCAGGTACACCAAATTTCTTAGCTAAGTGAATAGCAGTCTCTTCTGAATTAATAAGAATGTTCGTAGTATCAGGACCAAAGTAAGCATTTACTAACTCTAAGAATCTAGAAACAGAAGTAATATCCTGATTAGATTGAGCTTGAGCTAATGGAGAAACTGAACGTATCTTAACTTCTCGACCATTAACAGTTGGCATTTCAATACGCCCCTGCTTCTTAAGAATATAAATTACCCTTTGTAGTACAGGCTGCACTAACTCCGCTTGCAGTCTACCAAACGCTGACCCTATTCTTCGTGACAAATCTGCCATACGTTCAGCAACTTCTGTAGCAGATGCAGGAGTTCTGTCTGGATTTCCTAGCATATCATTGTATAGTGCGCGTTTTATATTCAAGCGCATATCACTAAGAACTATATCCGCAACATCAAATCTTCCTGCCGATTGTATTGGCTGCAATCCACCCGATTGAGGTGACTTTGGTATTATCGTGCCAGGGACTAAATTGATAGTATCTGGGTTAATGATACCGTCATCATCCATTTGGTAAATGCCAGAGATAGCCATCTGTGCATTTTCTAATATTAACTGTATAGTAAGGTTAGTAGTCTTTATAGCAGACAGAGCATTAATCAGTGGACCTCTACCGTAGACTTCTCCTGCACACTTAGACCATCTAAAACAAACATATGGATTAGAGCCTACACCCTTAAACTTTCTCTCAACTAAATATGTTTTAGTAGAAAGATCTATTGCGTAATATAAGTAGGCTTCTTCATTACGCTTACTGTAATCTTTACAAGCAACTTCTAGAATAGAACATTTGCCTTCTGGGTCTTGCTTTACTCTTTGTTGAACTTGATTGTCTAGCTTTGCATCTGGATATAGTATTGTTATCTCAGAGTTTCTAATGCCTTTTCTTTCTCTAAATACATGATCAATATTATCATCAGGACCAGTATCTAGAACTACATGCGGTAAAGGTATTGCAGAAAACTTAACAGGATTTATTGCGTCGCCCTCATCAACACAAAGAACACCAGTACCTACTGCTAAATCCATAAATGCTTCATGTACTTCCTGAGAGAAGTTTGAGTTCTGTAATATCTCAAATACATACTCAGTGATCTCATCAAGATCATTATCTACAAAGTCCCTTTCTTCTTTAGGTATTTCTGATCCTGCCGTAAGATCAGCCCATCTAGCAAAGTTAGGAACTAATCCCGACTGCAGCCTCGAAGCAAACTCTTGAACGCCAACCACTGCCGTTTCATCAAAGATTTTATCATCTCTGCGTTGACCTGCTGTTTCATAATAAAAAGATTCACGCTGCGGTAGAGCGTACTCATAACATTCTTCAAATAGGTCAACAAAGTTTTGCCTATGTGCTTTAGCTTTTTCATATCGTTCTAACTTCTGTTTTGGATCTTGCATCATAAAAACCTGCTATAGTATCCGATTCCACCAGTAGAACCAGTAATTAAAGACCTGCGACCTGTACCTTTACGTCTACCAGTTCCTGCTTGTCGTGACTGTATATTTAATTCTCTTTCAGAACCAGACAAAACTCTTCTACCAGAACCTACTTCTCTTGTTCTTTGAAGCCTTCTTCTAAGCAAAGACTGTTTTGCCCTAGCTCTTTTTATCCTCTGCCTTCTTAATTCAGCTTGAGCTAATCTTTCCTGATCTGATATAGCTTCTTCTGGATCTCTTTGATAAATAGATTGCGCAGTTACCGCAGTTTCTCCTACAGTTCCACCAGTAGCAGTTCCTACATCTGTTACAGAAACAGGAAGAACAGGAGTTTCGACCCCAGTTTGTGGGCCTTTTGTTGCATCTACTGGATCAACAGGTAACTGAGGTGTTTCTGCATTAGGAGTTACTGGTGTTACTACTGGCTTTGTTTCTACAGGAGTTTGTGCAGCTTGCCTAGCAGCCTCTTGTTTAGCCTTCTTTTTTCTTTTTGCTTTATTGGCAACTTGTTGTTGACGTGCTTTGTTGGAGTCAAACTTTTCTTTACCTGCCGTTGCTTTTTGTTCGTAAGGTCTTGGTGTTGGTTTAGTTACAGGTTTTGATACAGTAGTTGCTTTACCAGACTTACTAACCCTCTTTGCGGTTTTTGTTTTTGTTGTTTTAGCTTTTTTCTTTTTGGTACACATAGCAAACTCCTAGTTACCTATTGGTAAACACAATTCAAAACAAATTTCAACGCACAAAAGAACGGAAGCCTTGTCTGTTAGCCGCACTTTTAGGTCTTCTACTAAATATATCATAGTCTTTTTTAGCTTGAATAACATGTGCAGGTTTCTGATTTGACATCAAAGCTCGCCCTTCTCCTGCACCTAGTAAAAGATATTGTAGCGCATCGTGTATGTGAGAGTACATATTCTTATCAGGTTTGTCTGCGTATCTTTCACCACTTA